CAGGCTCTTTATTACGCGGAAATAACCGGCCTCAAGCCGGGAATCGTCCTCATCCTGGAACGGCCGGCCGACTCCCGCTACCTGGACCGGATCAACGCCCTTGCCCCGAAATTCGGAATCACCGTCTGGACCATGACCCCGGAGGACCTGGAGAGATGAACGCCGTTCTCTACACCGCCCCGACAATCGAACCGATCACGCTTTCGGAATTGGAAGCGCACCTGCGGATCGACACGTTGACGCTCGCGGAGGCCTTGACGCATTATCAGTCCATCGTTCCGGGGTCCCACGGGATTCACGAACTCCTGACCCTCGACGTCGCCCCAGGGGGCGCGGGATGGTCCGCCGGGGATACGATCACGGGGGTTTCGAGCGGGAAAACGTGCGTCGTCGTGACCGTCCTCACGACAAAGACCTACATCGTCCGGGACCGCAGCGGGTCCTTCACCCTCGGGGAAGTCCTGACGAACGGGACGGCGACCGCCGATCAGGGGGCGTCATATCCCACGATCACCTCCGGCTACTACCTCATCGGCGCCGGGGTTGATGTCCTCGGGCTGGGGGCTATCTGCTCCCTCAACGCTGGCACGAACGGGTCCGGGGCGACGGTGGACGCCAAGATTCAGGAGAGCGACGACAACACCACCTACACCGACTGGACCGGGGGCGGGTTTACCCAGGTCACGGAGGCGAACGACAACGCCGTACAGGAAATCGAGTACACCGGGACGAAGCAATGGATCCGGATCGTCGGGAAACCGCTCGTCGGGGCCTCCGAATTCAGCGGGGATATCACGGTGAAGGGGGCGGATTCCGTCACGAGCGACGACCTGACGGACCTGATCGCCGACGCGAGGGAGGAAGCCGAAAACCGCACCCGCCGGGCAATCCTGACGCAGACCTGGGACTATTACCTCCAGGGGTGGCCGGACGATGACCGGTTCCGCCTCCCCTTCGGGAACCTCCAGTCCGTGACATCGGTTTCCTGGAAAGACACGGACGGGACGGAAACGACCCTGACGGCGGGGACGGACTATCTGGTCGAGACGAACGGGGACGGCTGCGGTTTCATCGTCCTCCCGTATGGCGAATCCTGGCCATCGGGAACGCTCTACCCGTCGAACCCGATCAAGGTCCGGTTCATCTGCGGGTGGACCGCGGCGGCGTCTGTTCCGAAGAACATCAAAAGGGCGTGCCTCCTGATCGCCGAGAAGCTGTTTTTCCGGGGAGAAAGAGACGCGAAACTGGATCCCGCGATCAACGGGCTTTTGCGGAACCATATTTTGCCGTGGGAGTTTTAACCGTGAACCCCTCCGACTTCGACCGGCGTTTCACCTTCCAGAAACCGACCTACGCTTCCGACGGTCGGGGTTCCATGATCCCGACCTACGTTGACGCCTGTACGGTCTGGGGCCGGAAAACGGTTCATCGTTCCGACGAGGCGGTGCAGGCCATGGCGACGACCGGGGTGACGGTCTCCACGATCCGGATTTACTACCGCCCGGACATCGGGGTTTCGTGGCGCGTGAAGGAAAAGAACGCCTACATGAACATCATCGGAGTCGTCGAGAAGTGGGACGAGGGGCAAAAGTATCTGGATGTCATCGTGAAGGAGGTCGGGTAGATGGACGCCCTCCTCTCCGCCCTCGCAACGAAATTCGCCGGGTCCGACCTGTCCAACTATGTCGGGGGGCGGATCTATTTCGACCGGGCGCCGGACAGGGCGGTTTATCCCTACGTCGTTTATTCCATCGTCTCGGCGGCCCCGCAGGACACGTTCACGGAGTCGCTGGACGACGTTCTTATTCAGGTTTCTCTTTTCTCGTCCTCGGGGGGCGGCCAGGAAATCGCCACGATGTACGGCTACCTGAAAACCCTCCTGGACGATGCCGTGCTGACGGTCACGGGGTACACGAATATCTGGACCCGGCGGGAAGGCATGACGACGATGGTGGAGGACATCACGACGGCCGAGGGGACGGCCCCCGTGAAGCACTGGGCGGTGGATTATTCGGTTATGATGCAAAAAAGTTGAGAGGAGAAAGAGGAGAAATGATTTCAATCGTCATTCCGGTTTACAACCAGCTTGAGATTTTCCGGGAGTGCGTCACGGCGATTCGGGAGACGGCCCCGGAGGGGGTTGAAATTGTCGTGATCGATAACGGATCGACCCCGCCCGTCGGGAAGGTCTATACCGGATTCATCCCGTGCCGGGTCATCCGGAACGAAAAGAATGAGGGATTTCCGAAGGCGGTAAACCAGGGGATCGCCGCCGCATCCGGAGATATCATCGTTCTCCTGAATTCCGATGTCATCGTTTCGCCCGGATGGATCGAGCGGATGACGGCCCCCTTGGATGAGTTCTCGATTGTCGGACCCGTGACGAACTATTCTTCCGGAATCCAGAGGATCCTTCCGGGCCTTTACGAGACCAAGGCGGAATATCACAAAATCACCGAAGAGGTCTGGGAGAATTTCGGTTCCGAGGTCCAGGAGGTGAACTGGATCATCGGTTTCATGATGATGTTCCGGAAAACGCTCTGGCAGGAACTCGGGCCTTTCGACGAATCGCTGTGGCCATGCTCCGGAGAGGAGATCGATTTCTGCATGAGGGCGCGGACGGCCGGCCATAGGGTCGGGGTCGCCCTCGGGTGCTACGTTCACCACGAAGGAAGCCAGACCTTCAAGGCCATGCAGAATTCCGGGGAAGCGGATTACAGGGAAGTGATTGCTGCAACCGGAAGGCACCTTCGGGAGAAATGGGGAAATGATGTCTGGTCGCGCCAGATCGTAGATGACGGCCTTGTTTTCACCGGGGAGCGGGCGATGCCGTTGAGCCCCGCCATGCCGCAGGATGTCATGGCGGAACACCTTGAGCGGTATGAGTTTGCGGCATCCATGGTTTCCGGAAAGACGGTCCTTGATATCGCCTGTGGTGCCGGATACGGTTCCGATATGTTGGCGGAGAAGGCAAGGTTCGTCATCGGCGGGGATGTGTCGCAGGAAACGATTGATTACTGTCGGGATCATTATAAAAGGCCGAACCTGAAATTCGCCGTCTTTGATGTCAGGGAAATACCTCATCCTGATAATTTCTTCGATACCGTCGTTTGCTTTGAAACCATCGAGCATATTCCGGACGGCGGCAATCTTCTCTCCGAGGCGGCAAGGGTCCTGTCCCCGGAAGGTTGCCTCATCATATCGACCCCGCTCGGAGGGCCGTGCGGAAATCCATATCACGTTTCATATTATCAAAAAGGAACATTCGGGGCGCTTCTCGAAGTTTATTTTGAAAGCGTCAAAGTGTTTTACCAAAGAGACGGACTGTTTCACGACAACAGCGTTTCCCCGGATCATCACGACACCTTCACGGGGGAGTTTGCGCTTGCTGTCTGCGAAAAGCCGAGAAAGGGGGCGCAATCATGAAGCTGTCCAACCTGAAGCTCGGGATCGGCGTTCCCCTCTCGTTTCCCCATGTGCCGTCGGCTTTCTTCGATTCGTTCATCGCAATGGAAAAGCCGGGGTATTTTTACCTCCGCACCTCTTCGGGGCCGATTGACGAAATGAGAAATAACCTTGTCCGGGAAGCCCTGGATATCGGGTGCTCCCACCTCATCATGATGGACGCGGACCAGACGTATCCCGCGAACACCATTCCGCGGCTTCTTTCGCATAGGAAGCCGGTTGTCGGGTGCCTCGTCTATCGCCGCTACCCCCCCTTCGACCCCCTGATGCTCCGGGGCCAGATAAACAGCTATCGGACGGTCACGGAATGGACGGATGGGGAGCTTGTGGAGGTGGACGCCACCGGGACCGGGTGCATCCTTTTTGACATGAATGTTTTCAAAAAAATGAAACCCCCATGGTTCCGCTTCCGGCTTTCGGGCGGAAAACCTGTCGGGGAGGACATCGGCTTCTGCTCCGACCTGAAGGCGGCCGGGTATCGAATCTATGTTGATACGGGGGTTGTCTGCGGACACCTCTCTAACATGATCGTGAACGACAAGACCTGGAAGCTGTATCGGAAGCTGAAGGAAGCGGAGAAGGCCCATGAGGTCAGTCATGGGGTGGTTAAAACGGTAGCATAACAGACAATCCGGGTTTCCCCCGAGGTCGGCCAACCGAGGGAGAACGCAAGAAAACAAAAAGGGCGGCAAGTAGGTGCCTACTCATCTACTGCCGCCCTTTTTGTTTGCCCGGAAAAAATTAAAGGAGGTTCACCATGGCTTTTCTTGCGGGAAACAATGCAAAGGTGGCAATCGGCGCAAACACCGTCGTCGGAATGGGCAACTGGTCCCTCGACGGGATTTCCGTCGATCTTCTCGAAACCACGGCCTTCGGCGACACGGCGAAACAGTACATCACCGGCCTTCTGGACTACGGGACGGTGACGTTCGCCGGGCTGTACGACCCGTCCGATACGACAGGACAGGGCGTCCTCGTTTCCGCCCTGGAAAACAACAGCGCCATCAATTCGATCCGGCTCTATGTGGACAACACGTCCTACTGGACCCCGGACGTTACCA